CGGTTTAACACCTGCTGAGCGTAAGGCATCGGACGCACCTTTATAAGAACGAGCCATTTGACCCGCATCAAGCGAGCCTTGCGCGGCAGCGTCTGACCATTGACCTCCAGCTTTTTTAGCTAATTCATCGGCAAACGTATACCGCGCGGCACCTACAGGCAAGTTTTGTTTAACCATTTGCAAGCGCGCCCATGCTTCTGCGGCATTACCTGCGCTAATCAAATCACGTACTTTTTGGACTTGTTCAGCGGCTTCACCACTTAATTTACCTGCTTGTTTTTCAAACGCAGCTATGTCTTTACCTAAATTAACGCGGTTAAGCGCAAACTGTTTTTCAGGTTCAGTCATAGCATTTAACGCATTTTTCATGTTGGCTAACGTATTTCTAGTAGCCGTTTCGGTTTGGCCGCCAGCAAGTTCAGCTAATGCGTTAGCTGTTACCGTATCTTGTTTTCTAAACAAATCAGTAAAAAATTTAGGGTTACGTTCAACGGCCCGTTGAAGTAAAGCTTGAGCTACTGGTTCATTTAAGCCTGATTCGGCTAATGCTTCCGCAGGCGTTTGACCTGGTTTAGCGTTACGCAAAGCATTAACCACATCGTCTACATTGCCACCAATAGATTCACGCAAGATATTAGCGGCTTTTTGTTTAGGTATTTGACGAATATCTGCTAATTTACTTACGCCGCTTGCTACTTTTTGAAACGCCGGAGGTAACACAAACGGCGCAACAGCACCAAATGTTGCGCCTGTACCTGTTTCTTCAGGGTTAATAATGGCAGCGGATGTACCGCCAACTACAGCACCGCCACCAGCGCGCGTTGCTACATCGGCAGCACGGCCACCTAACGTAGTAGCTACTGGTGCGCCTGTACTAAAACCGCCTGTTCTAATGGCTTCTGCTATGCGGCCTGCGCCTGGTATTTTACTAATAACCTTAGCCGCTGGGCCAAACAAAGGTATTGTGCTTAAAGTTTCACTTGTAAATTCGCCTGCGCCTGTCATAGCAGGTGCAACTTCTTTATAAGGGGCTATAAACGTTTCTTGTTCGGCTTGACGACGTGCAGCATCTTCAATTAAAGCACGGCCTGTTTCGGTAGCGCCTACGGCTTCTAAACCTTTACCAACCAACCGTTGACCACCAAACATGACGTTGCCAGCGCCTTTGCTAAGCCCAGCAAACGGTGCTGCTGCGCTACGCAGTTCTGCATCGACCATTTGACGTTTTTCAGTTACTTTTGTAGGTTCGTCAACAAGCCATTTGTCATTAACTAAAAAAGCTTTTACACCTTTATCGTTAGTAGCGGATTGCGCTACGGGTTGCCATTTATCGCCAACTAAAGCAATTCGTTCGCCTGTTTCAGGGTTAGTAGCCGTTTGAATAGCCATAACAATCCTTACGGTTTTGGGTTGTCTAATGTAAAGCCAGATGGAAGCGTCGGCGTTTTAACCGTTGGTGCGGTTGCGTTAGGTTTAGCGCTAGGTTTAGCGCCACCTGTTGGTTCAGCAACCATACCTAAATTTTTCATCATAGTTTTAGCGCTATCCCACGCAGCTAAACGATCGTTAACAGGTAAAGTTCCATCTCCTAATTTACCTACTAAACTTGCAACTAACTCAGCGTCGGATTTAGAAATACCTGCTCCAAGTTTGCCGTTTAATAAGCCAAACGTAATAGCGTTGGCTTTTTGTTCAAGCGCCGCTAAAGCTTCAGAACCTGCTGTTGACGTACCAAAAACTCTACCGCCAATATCTACGCCTTTTCCTATGTAACTACCTGTAGATTTTTTAATTAAATCAGTAATATCGTCTTTACCTGTAGACACGTCATAGCCAGCTTGCGCTAATGCTTTGCGGTTAGAAGTAACATCAATACTGCCAGCAATTTCTCTTTTTGCGGCTTCTTGTGCCGTTGTTTTAGCGCTAGCAATTTGACCTTGAAGAACAGGATCATATTGCAATTTTTGACCTTGACGCGAAAGGTCAAGCTGACCTTGTTGAATATCAATTCTTTTTTTGTCTGCTTCGCTAATCGTATTCATCTTGTAGCGTTCTTCAGTTTTAACTCCCATATTTCTAAAATAACTTGGACGTTGGTCTAAAGGAATAGCTGTAGCTTGTGCAAAGCGTTGTTGGGCTTCTTGCGGTGTTATCTCACCTTGTAATACCGCATCTTCTAAACGGGCTTGGATATTGGCGTTAGAAGGATTAAATTCAAGACTACCTATACGCTCACGAAAAGCGTCCATTTGTTTGGCGCTAATTTTTAAACCTGTTTCTTTAATGTCGCCTTGAAGTTTTTGCGCTTGTAAAGCATCGTTTCTTAGCTTCATAGCCGCAGAAGGATCAACGGCAGCCAATTGTTTAAAGCCTTCTGGTGTACTAACATCAACGCCTTGCGAATATAATTCACGCAATTTGTTCTGCGACGCAATTCCGCGTTGCATTTCGCCCATTTTTAAAGCGTTAACACCGACTTCTTGCGCTCGCATAGTAGCAGCAACAGGATCTTGTATTTGAGGCATCCGAAAGCCTAGTGCAATGTTTGGATCAATTTGTGCCATGCTTAATCCTTAATTTCTTTAAGTTAAAAATCAATGCCAGCTAAGTCAGTTCTTAAACCGCCACCACGCGCAGGACGTAAACTATCTAAATATTCTTGATTTTGATTTAAAAGTTGCCGATTTTGATAAAAATTAATGCCCTGACCAACCCCACCAGCAATTGCATTTGCCTGACCAATTTGACCTGCTGCTTGTGCATTACCAGAACCAATAATGTTAGACGCCATTGCGTTACCATAAGCGCCTGCTTGTTGACCTAACGTATTAGCACTAGACTGCGCTATCCCAGTCAAACTAGCGTAAGGGTTTAGTGTGTTAGTGCGTTGGGTTTGATACCGATTAAAAGCATTTTGATACTCTTGGGACGCTAGGTCTTGTCCAAAGCGCTGTGCATTCTTTATATTAGAGCCTGACAATAGACCGCCCCGAGCTGCTGCCGAGCGATCAAGCGCTTTCATGCCCTCGGACATACGGAAAGCGTAGCCAGGATCGGCTTGAAACTTATCCATGCCAAATTCAGCCGTAGCGTATTTGCCAAAGCCAGGGACGTTTTTATCTTCACTAAGCCCTAAATACTCTAAAAGACGGTTTTGACCTTTAAGACCCGCTTCTCTAAACGGTTCTTGCAGTTCAACTTGACGTTCAAAAATTGCACTTTGCGCGTCTGTTGCACGATTGGCAGCAGACGTTTGAGCGCCTGCAGCACTTTTTGAGGCTTGTGAACCTATGACCGCACTAGTTACTACGGCTGCAGATACCCATCCTGACATAATTAATCTCCTTGTAACGCTAGCACGTCTGCTTTTGCATTAGTTAATTGTTTAATTCTATTTTCACCTAAACCACACGCAGGTACAACATACAACCGATCCTCCAATACGAAAATATCCGTACAATTATCAAAATTGTCGTAAATATCTACCCAAACTACTTCTTCATCAAACACACGGCCTACGCGTTGCTCTCCTGCACAAGCGTCAAATTCGTAAGGCGCAGTCAATACTTTTACCTCAGCACCTACGTTTACTGCGATTGTACCTTTTTCAAGCCGGACTTTGTACGGCGTTTTATGCGCTGCGCCTGTTAATACTGTCCACTTAGGTACTGTAATCATTCGTTCGTACACTTGCGGTTTAAACGTGTGTGTCGTAACAATCTCAGCTTGTGGCATTTCAAGCAATACATCTTGCAACGCAACAATCTTTTCTTTAGTTACTTCTACGGTAGCTAGCCCCATATTGCCAAACGCTATAGCTAAAGCGTGTGGTTTTGGTTCAAACCCTTTGCTGTAGGTAACTGTAATTTGCATTAGCTTGTAATTTCTCTGCCGTTAGACCGAATATTGACCGCAGAGGCAGTCCCAGCAAGGGTGGATATAAATCCGCCTGGCGCTAGCGCTGCGCCTACAATCTCAGGAAACGTGTACGTTTCCGCAGGTTGTAAGGACTTAGTTTTAACAATTAAGTTCTGATTACCTGACGTATCGGCAGCGGTTACCAAGTTAACGCTAATGGTTGCGGCTGCGGCGCTGAAGTTAGTAGCCGTAAACTTGTCAATAATGGTTGTAACGCCGCTAGCGGTATATTGGGTTGTTTGGGTATTTTCCGCTGTTTTAGCGGGAATTAAAACTTTTACTGTGACGGTCATGGGTATTCCTTTACGTATTTAAAATAAGCGATTCATCATTTTCAGTATTTATGCTTTCGTTGCTTTCCGTTACCAAAAACTCAAAATTGTTCGACGCGGCAATCATTACTACCCAGTTTGTGCCGTCTGACACCAAGGTAGCCCAATCGCCAGCCACATCGTTCAAAATGTCAACGCCTGCTGCACCGCCAGATAAAGGCACTACATTACTTAAACTAGACACTAATAGCTGGTTTTGATAGTTTTGAAACGTTAAACTACGCCCTACGTAAGATAATGCCGTAGGAAGCGTAACTGTGCAAGTAGAGCCTGACTTATTGTTAATAATCCATACGTCGGCATCTATTACCGTAAAGTTAGCAGTTTTAGTAACTGGGGGCGACGTAGCCGCAGAAGTGCTAGTAGGCGCTATTATTACGCTAGGGATGCTTAACTCAACTGCTTGGATTTGCTTTTGCAATTCAGCAATCTGGGCTAACAAGGGCAAATCGTTTGGCCCACTAGAGATTACTTCGCCTTTTTGTACTGTTAGCTCGTCAACCGTAGCAAACGGTGGCCCAAGCTGTAATTCATTAATTGAAACGGGATTAGTACCCGACCCCGTTAAAACAAACAAATTTAAAAAAAACCGATACCACTCCCGTGACAATAACCCTGTGGTGGGGTCTGTTAACGGCGTGCGGGGCGCCGGAATGTTAGTAATATTAAGAGGACTAGGCACGGGTCGGACTTAGCAAAAGTTCAGCGCCCACAATAACAATCTTGACGGGGTCAGTGCCTGACACCTCGTAAACGCGGTCGCGTAGCTTCATGGTCATGCCAAGCCGACGCCAGAACACCCGGCGACCGTATTGCCCAATTTGACCCATCTTAGACCAATGTTCGTTTGACCAAGTGTGACCACCGTCATCTGACCAGCGCAACATAACTTCAGGGTCGCTGCCTTGACCAATATTAATTCCTACGCCCGTTTCGCAATCTAGCTGTAAGCTATGTTGGGCGGTACGGCGCAGGTTGTTTTGACCGCTAGGAATTGGACGCCAAGACCGCAACCACTTTTGAATTTGCCCGTTATCGGCGTAGACTTCTAGGTTGTAAACGTATAAGTTACCGTTTTCGTAATCGCCAAGAAACACATAATTATTAAACGCAGCTTGGCAATTAGGTCGGTAACGGACAAAGTTGCCGTTTGACCAGCCAGCACGTTCATGCCATGATTGAGTAGCCACGTCGTACACCCACGTCTTTTGTACGGTAGGAAACGTTAAGACATAAAAGCTGTGGCCGTCTTGTTGGTACGTGTACGCAATCGCATTACTAATATCGCCGTACTGTTGGATTTGCCATTCAATTGCATGGTTAGACGCTCTAACACCGCTGTAACCGCTATTGCGGTAAACAATCCCTTGGCCACGGGCGTCTTTGCCTAGCCAAAATACAGAGTTGTCTAGCTTAGCAACAGAAAATGCGGCAGCGCACCCAATCTCGTTAGACGCACCTTGAATACGAGCAAGAGGAAAGTCAGGCGTACCAGCGTCGTACCAAACTTCAATAGAGTTAGTGCCAAACAACCATGCCTCTCGGTTGTTAACCAATACAGCTACCAAGCCATCGGGCGAACCTTCAGCGCTAGCAAAATCTAATGGATCAACCTGTGTACCATCTAAAAGGCTAGTAACCCATACTTTTTGACTGTTTGGTTCGTTAAAAACAAAGTACCCATCTAGGTAGCTAACAGTAACGGCGCCAGGAAAATCAGGGTCTGTAATTTGGGCAAAAACGTTAGTGCTAGAGTTGTAGATGTAACTAGGCCCGTTAGCAGCTATAAACAATTGCGTACCGTTATCAGACATAGATACTTGCCCTGTACCAGCAATTGTGCCTAATGACGTAGCGGCGTAAGCGCTACTTATCTTATATAGGGTATTCCCTGATACCGCATACATAAAATTGTTAAATGACCATAGCCCCCGAACGGGGCCAGTACCAACAGTAACAGTTAAGGTTAATCCTGGGGCGCGGTTAAGAAACCCCGCTTCTTTACCTTCGTTTGGGATGGCTTCAGCAAACAAATTGACCATGCGGTTGTCTGCCGCGTTAACGCTACGGGCTACATACGCTTGCCCCAAGATTGGGGTTTTCATTAGTAATTACCCGCATAAATGTTATACCTTTGACGAGTGCCAATTAAGCTGTATGGCAGCGCCATAATGTCGTCAGGGTTGTTAATACGCTTGAGATTGCGTTTAGAGGTCATAGCGACCCGCAAAACATTAGGGGGTGGCTCAATACCAAACTCGGTTGCAAACTCGCAGGCAAGGCTGTATTTAAACGCTCTAAGGTAGCCTGGCGGCATGGTAATTTGCGTAGCCAAAGTAGGCACTTCCATTAGCTTTTCTACCGAAACAATATGAAACTCTAATGGTTTAATAGGTACAGGATAAATGTACATCTCAATGTTAGGAAAGGTCATATTGACCCATAAAACTTGAGGGTAAGTTGAAGTTACGGTTTTAACGGCAATACCGTTGTATTGCTGTTGGTTAATTAGTTTAATGCCATACGAAATATTAGTCGCAGCATCCCTAAAATAAGTTGCATCGTCCACTAATACAGGTCGTTTTGCTACACCCGCATTTGCTAAAGGCAACGTACCTGTTGGGCCAAACGTTAAAAACCCAACGCTAGCAGGCCATGAAGCAATCTGATCTTGAGTGGAAAACACAGACAAACGCTCAGTATTCCAACTGTCTATCATCTGGTTTAAAGCAGTTAAAGCATCTTGCGATGTTGCTGCGGATGGTGTTTCGCCTTCGGCTAAAACCCCTAGTACGCGCAAGGCGCCGTTAATTTGGTCGTTTGCCGTAGTCATGGCGATAACTCCTTATGCAGTTGTTTTACGTCGTCTTGTTTTTACTTCCAGCGCATTAGCAGGAACCGCCTCAACGTCAGTTTCTTCTTCAATAACAACATCTTCAATAATTGGCGTATCAACAGTATATCGTTCCCAGCCTAGTGTTTCATCATAATCTGCTTCAAAATCACTGCAAGCCACTTTATGACCGTGG